TTCACGAGCTTCGGCGTGATGATGATGTCGAGCCGCGAGCGGTCGAGCGCGTTGATGTGCGCGTCGAGGTTGGATTGGAAGTCGGCGGCGTCCTCGACCCAGCCGTTGCGCTCCCAAATGCGCCAGAGCGCCATCATCTCGCCCTTGGCGATGTTGGGGGTGATGATCGACTGGCCCGATCCGACACGCGTCGCGTCCTCCATCAGCTTCGAGCGCGAGTACTTCGAGAAGTACACGCGGAAGTCGTAGCGCAGCCGGTCTGTCAGCAGCGGCTTCGTGGCGTCGAAGAAGGACGGATCCGCGACTCCGCTCGTGTTCGTCTTGTACGTCGTGATCGCGCGCAGGATGCGTTGCACGCCGCCGTTGTCGGTCGAGGTGACGGACACGCCGGCGAGCAGCAGCGCGTTCATCTGCGCGACCGTGAAGCGGTCCTGCGTGAGCGGCGGCAGCGTGCCGAGCAGCGGCAGGTCCTTGAAGGGCAGCGCCGGGTCGCCCTCGGCGGACGCGGCCATTTGGATGGCCGCGCTCGCGGCCTTCTCCCACGTCGGCATGGGCTCGGCCGCGTTGGTGTAGAGGACCACGTGCGCGGAATTGCGCGACTGCCCGAGCGCGAGCACGTTCGCGTAGGCGGAGCCGCCGCCGGCGATGCCGCTCGCGCAGGTGATGCCGAGGCCCGCGTTGTTGCGGATCGGCCCGAAGCGGTCCTGGAGCTCGGCTTCGAGGGCCGTGAGGTTGGTCGCGTCGGTCACCGGTGCGCAGATCACGTTGTACTGCGTGTCGGAGAGCTTCGCCCACGCGTTCGCGAGGACGATGTCGCCCGCACCGTTGGCCATGGCGGAGATGGCGACTGCCAAGCCCGTGGGGATGGTCTCGCCCACGTTGTAGCTGTGGCGGAGGTCGATCTCGTTGCCGATCGTGCCCGCGTTCTTCGCAGTGATCGTGACCGTGCCGGCGTTGGCGGTCGCGTTCGCCGGCGCGCTCGAGTCAGCCTGCACGAGGTTGACCAGCGCGGACGCGACGGAGGTCGGCGTCGACGCCGTCGAGACCGTCACCGGATAGCGACGCCCAGCCACGTAGAACGCGAGCGTTCCGCTGGCAGTCGGCGTGCCCGTGAGGGTGTACGTTCCCGTGGCTTGGATCGCGCCGCCCGGATCCGCGAAGGGGAATGCCCACGTCTCGAGGAACTGATCGGAGTTGAAGACGATCGCGGCCATCGCGGCGAGCTCGGAGCCAGCGCCAAAGGCGGCGATCGCTTCGGCGAGCGTGGTGAGCCGCACCGGGATCATCGCCGCGGCCGCGCCCGTGACGAGCTTCTGCCCGATCAGGAGGAGCTTGAAGGGTTGCAGCCCGAGCGTGCCTTGCGCCGCGTCGATCTGAACCAGAACGAGCGGGACGCGGATGTTGGCGGGGATCAAAGAGAAGGCGGTCACGTGTGGGCTCCCTTAGGTGAGTGCGATCGGCAGCTCGGTTCGAGGTCCTTGATCGCCAGTGTTGATATTGAGCGTGACGTGCGCAAGAGGAGGCAAGTCCGCCATGTCGATCGACGGCGCCTCCGCGTAGTACGTCACGTCGATCTTGAGCGTGGCCTGACCGATGGGCGCTTCGCCCCCGGTCTGGAAGATGTACGAGGTGCCCGTCTTGCGCAGGCGATCGCACGTGTCGCCCTCGTCGTCGGGGATCGTTTCGTTCGAGCAGAGCCACGTCCACACCTGGTGGACGAAGGGCGCGAGCACGGCGCGCAGCTTCAGCGCGTAGTCCTCGTTGGCATCGGATCCGGGCGACGTCGTCACCTGCAGCACGAGCTCGACGTGCGCGGTGTTCTTGTAGCTGAGCGGCGAGGAGTTGAACTCCTCGGAGTCTTCCTCGCTCGAGCCGATCGAGACGCACGCGAATTTCTGTGGCGTCAGCGGCGTCACGCGATCGATGAAGATCGAGTCGCCGGCGGCCGTCTTGGCTCGCTTCAGGCCCTCTTGCGCGGCCAGCATGATCCGTAGGAGCTCAAGCGCCATTGTTCAGCTTCATCAGCACGAGCTTCGCGCCGCCCTCGCCGTCGGGATCGACCTTATCGACGCGGTAGACGACGGTCCCGAGCTGCGCCAGGTGGCCCTCGACCGGGTAGGCCGGCAGCGCGGAGATCTCGACGTCGAGCTCGGGCCTGTAGGTGTCAATCGTGGCACCGGTCTCGATGTCGATGTCCTTGTGGTGCTCGCGATAGATGCCCTCGAGCGGATAGCCCGCGGGCGAGAGCGCCACCCAGTCTCCGCCCTTCCTCAGGGCATAAGAGAACGGCCGCTTGTCGTGGAACGCACCAAAGCATGCGCTCCTCGTGGCGGCCGTCATGTCTTCCCAGCCCATGGCGAGGACCCTCGCCTACGATCAGGTCGGGAGCGGGAGGAGCACGCCGCGCACGGTGAGTGCGGCGCCCGTGGGTTGGGCGGTCTCGCAGAGAGCCACCAGGAGGTTCGCGCCGCTCGCGGCCGCGCTCGTGATGTAGTGGTTCGTGTCGTCCCAGTACATCTTCGCGCCCTGCGTGAACGTGTCGCCCGACTTCTTGGGCAGCGTGTGCACGCCGATGCGCACGGCCTCGCCGTTGGTGGCGCCGTTGGCGACCGTCTCCTGGGTGATCCCGAAGAGGAAGCCGATCAGCACGGGATCGCCCGACGTGAGCGCCCGGGGAGCAGTGAACGTGAAGACGCCGCCGCTCTTGAGTTGGGTTTGTGACATAGCGTTCTCGAGGAGAAGGAGAGTTGGAGAGCTGGGGGCGAGCTGAGCCCGCCCCCGTTCGAATCGTCAGGACAGGATCAGGTGCTGGCGTCGGACTTGAGCATGCCGCGCCAATCGATCGCCTTCGCGCCGAAGTCTTCCACCGCCTTGATCTCGACGCCCTCGACCTCGAAGCCGATGCGGGTCTCGATGCGCGGGCCCTGCATGCCTTCGAGCCACGCGATCTCGATCATGTCGATTTGGTCGATCGAGGCCATCAGGTACCAGTACACGAGGCTCGATGCGTCGAGACGCGGCTCTGCGACGGGCGAGAGCGCGTTCACGAACGGGTTCACGTTGCCGGCTTGCTGCGGGGTGATCGGCAGCGTGACTTGCTGCGCGGTCATCTCGAGCGCGGTCGGGACCACGAGCGTCTTCGGCGCGATGTTGAGCAGCTCGCCGGCTTGGCCGGTTTGCTGGCGCATCTTCGCGCGGCCGGTGCCGAGTCCCGTGACGGACAGGGCGGGCGTGACGAGGTTGCCGTGCGTGGCGTGGAAGAGGGCGACGCCGTCCGCCATGGCCGCGTTGGTCGTGAGGATCGAGTAGACGACCGTCGACTCCATGTTGCGGGCTTGCGACCCGTACATCTCCGGCAGGCGGGTGAAGGCCTGCATGTCGTCGTTCACGATCGCTTGGCGATTGATCACGAAGCGGCTGCCGTATGTCGAGAGCTGGTACTTCTCGGCCGAGTCGGTGACCTTGCCGATTTCGATTTCGCCCGAAGGGTTGACCTTCAGGAGCTGCGGCGCCGAACCGAAGTTGACGCGGCTGGCGAGCTTGAAGTCGGGCAGCGTGCCCGAGCGGCAGAACGACATGAACGTCTGCGGCGCTTGGTCGTAGGCACGGCGCAGCGTCTTGGTCGCGATGTTCTCGAGCGTCGCGGCGAAGTCCGTCACGCCGGCCATGCCCGCGGACCGCTCGTAGCCGATCGCGATGCCCGCCATGCGCATGATGTCCATGCCGTTGGTCTTGATGCGCTGCTTGGCGAGGGAGAGCCGCGCCACTTCGCGCAGGGTGAGGCCCACGTACTCGCGGCCCGGCGAATCGGGCTTGAGCGGGTAGCGGCCCATGTCGTAGCGGAAGAGCAACGCGTCCGCGATCGCCATGCGGTTGGTGTCGCTCTCGGTTCGGACGATCTCCACGCGCTGACCTCCTCCGATTGCCGGCCCGGCCGTCGTGCGCGCGTGCTCGTCGATGATCAGGCCGCGCGCGCGGCCGAGGTCGACGCCCTTGCGGACGAGGTTCTCGGCGAAGCGCCGCGAGACCTTGGCCTTGCGCGCTGCGTCGAGGATGCCAGCCGAACGCCGGCGTTCCTTCTCGAGCGCGTTCTTCATCTCGACGCGCGACAGCTTGCGCGGCTCGCCACGGTCGGAGCGCGAACCGGTGGAAGCGGGCGCATCGTCGTCCTCGGTCTCGACGTCGTCGTCATCCTCGAGGTCGGGCTCGTCGTCGTCCTCGGCGCCGCGCTGGCCCTCGCCCTCTTCGCCGTCCTCGGCGTCTTCGCCTTCGACGTCGCCTTCGAGCTCGGGCTCGTCGTCGTCCTCAGCGCCGCGCGCGAGCTCGTCGACCTCGATCTCGTCCACGTCGTCGTCCGGATTCGGCTCTTGACGCTTGGCGGGCTTCTTGGGAGTCGGCTTCGGGCGCTGCGCGCTGCGCTTGAGGGACCGCTTGCCGTTCTTCTTGGTCGTGACTTTGGCCATGGTTCGGTTTCCTGCTCCCGCGTTGTTCGTGCGTCGCACGATCTCGTAGCGGTGTACGTTGTCCGTTGCGCTTCGCTGCTGAGCGCCGGCGTCCGCGCCGACGCAAATAAAGCTGATCTCCTTCGGCTCCCAGTCGACCGCGCGCAGCGTGCGCACCTGGTCGCCTTGCTTGGTCACGTCCTCGAAGCGGAAGACGTCGTAGGTGATGGAGACCTGATTGATGATCCCGTCGATGATGTCGCCGACGATGCCGGCGACGTCCTCGCGCTTGGACAGGCGGATGAGCGCGTAGCCTTTGCCGTCGCGGATCCACGCCTTCTCGACGACGCCCAGGGTGTTGTCGATCGACTCGCGCGCGTGGTCGCGCAGGACGGCGCCCTTGTTGTTCAGGCGCCCCATGCGCACGTGCGCCGGGTTGAGCGAGAGCTGCTCGTCGAAGTCGGTGCCGCGCTCGGTTTGGCGACGCACGGATGCGCCGGTAGACCACACGACCTCGATCGTGTTCCGGACCTTG